AAGAATGTAAGGAGTGTAAACAAGGAAATAGTATTCTTATTGCAGTATGCTTCGGATAACACGTAATTGCATATAACACCCTTGTAATTGAGCTTGTGCGCCTGTTCGCTTTTTAGCGAATTGCAATTACAACACTGTTATAAAAGAAAAAGGGGAATCAATTAAGACTCCCCTTCACTTGTTAAACCAAGTTATCCCACCATAAGCCAAGTTATGATTTTAAATAAATTAAGCTCCGAAAGCTACAGTAGAAGAACTAAAAGTATCAATTGAACCTACAAATTCTCTTAGTAACTGTGCTTGCTTTCCAGCAAAAGTAACAGTATAACCGTTTTGACCTTGTAATTCAGCTTCTAACACTTCGTTAGCAATAGCATCTACATGAGCATCTTTTTCCATAATCTCATCCCATCCTAAAACGAAAGCTTTGTTTTCAGTAGTTTCTTTGTTGTAAGTTTCAAAGATCACTACTAAACCACATGACTCAACGTAAGCATTGATACCAGCAGCTTTAATTTTTTCCATTCTTGGAGAGAATACTTCTAAAGATGTTTCATAAGAAATACTTCCGTTTTCTCTTGAACCTTCTGAAGAATATAATTTAGTTTCTAACTCACCTTCTACTTCATACCATACAGCATCAGTATCTTCTAATACTACAGCAGTGTATGAATGGTCATCAGTCGAAGCAGTGAAGCTAGCAATATCGTCTTTGTTAATAACGAATACACGCTTAATACCACCACGTCTGTTCTCGTCATTACAAGAAATCAAAATATCTGTTGAAATTTCTGACATATTTATAATTTTTATTAGTTAAAAAAATGCCCCCCATATAGAGGGGCTTATTATTATTAGAAGTAGAAAGAGATTAATTCTCCAAAAACAAACTGAGTACCCATTTTGTACTTAGCAATAATTTTTAGTAACTCATCATCATCATCGTTACTTCTGAACTTCAATTGAGAAGCTGCATCATTAACATCAGTACCTAATACTAAGTTATCGTTTACTGTGTAAACCATCATGTTAGCACCAATATCAATACCGTTACCACCTGAGTTAGGGTTAGCAGCATCAGCTAGTTGAGTGTCCCATCCTGTAATCTCTACAACTGGAATACCTCTGAAAGTTAAAGTAGAAGCACCTTGACCGTCAATTAATCTTGATAAACCTAAGTTGTTTCCTGTTCCTAACTGCTCATAAGTAGTAGTTAAGTTATCAATGATAGTACAAGTTACTCTGAAAGACTTTGAGCTGTTAGGCATTTGTCTTAAAACCTTAGTTTGGTTTTCAAAAGCAGACTTTAATAATTCGTAAGCACCATCAGCAACTAAATCACCGTTAGTATCTTCAACGTTAGAAATAGCAGTCATTTCAAGGTAAACCCCTAAATCAGCAGAATCAGTAACGAAATGTTGAATAAAACCATCAAACTGGTCAAAATCAGCATCAGCAGCAGTAGAAGCAGCAAACCAAGCCATACGACCATTATCGTCAGCAATAGCTTCAGCAACTCTTTTTCTAGCAACCTCACCAACTACAGTAGGTAATAAGTCATCAATTGCAGTACCAGCACCGTAAAACTCTTCAAAGATAGTTCCATAAAAAGCATCACCACACTCTTCTAAGTTTACTTTAAGTCTTTCAACTTCTAAAGTTCTATCAGAAACGTCAGTAACACCACCAGTTGCAGCGAAACCACAAGTAGAGTACTTACGAACTACTTTTGTTAAACTTGAGTTAAGGTACATGTTAGCCTTAACTTTAATGTTAGGAATTACTCTAATTCCCATTAAATCATCGCTTCCTTCTTGTGGAGCGAATAAAATTTTAGTGAAATCCTTACCTGAGTAAGTATTATCAATAGATTGTGTAATAAAATTTGCCATTTTCTTTTTTTAATTAAGCGTTATATGAAGATTTTAAAATATTAAGGATAGTAGCACCTAGCTCATCTTTAACTTCTTCTTTCTTTTCTGGAGCAACTGCATCTTCTTTAGCCTCTAGTGGCTTTCTTGAAGCTTTTGCTTTATCCAATTCTTTTTTAGCAGCTTCTAATTCTTCAGCTTTAGCGTTAATTTCTGCTTCATGTGCAGCTTTAACTTCTTTAGCTTCAGCATCTTTTGCTTCTAACTTAGCTTCAATTTCAGCGGTTAACTTTGCTGAAATCTCAGCCGTTAATGCTTCCATGTCAACTTCTTGCTTAGGCTCTTCTTTCTTTGGTGCTTCTTCAGTACCTCCGATCAAAGCCTTTAACTTGTCCATTAAGGACTTTTCTGAGTTTTCAGACATATTCACGTTATTTAATTGATTTACATAATCTTTAGGAGTATTCTTATACCCCATTTTAGCTAAGTCTTTTGCAGAAGCAAAGGCAGCAATCTTTTTACCTTCTTTAACTTCACTAACAAAACCTAACTCTTTAGCTTCCTCTGAGAAAATCCATGTTTCTTCAGCCATCATTTGTTGAACTTTTTCTAAACCTAAACCAGTTGCATTAGAATAAATCTTAGCAATCTTTAAATTTAAAGAATCCATTAATTTAGCATCCTTCTCTAACTCTTGTTGATACTCTCTAATTTCTTCACTATTCATACCAGCCATAGAGATAACAGGCATCCATGCGTTGTGAATCATTATAACAGAGTTTTCAGTCATTGTAGGTAGTGTATCACCAGCAAGGGCTAATACAGAAGCAGCAGAAGCAGCAACGCCAACAATTTTTACAGATACATTTAAATTAGATGTTTTCAAAAAGTCATAAATAGCAAATGCTTCAAATACAGAACCACCACCACTATTTATTGTAAGCTCTATGTTTTTAGAGCCATTGCTTTGTACTTCTTCAATGAAGTCTTTAGCGTTGACACCAAAAGAGCCTATTTCCTCATCTATAGAAATAGATAGATTATTAATAGAATTTTGAATGTTATACCAATTCATAATACAATTGTACTACAAACCTATTTAACATAATGTTATTATTATTAGCAATAAAAAAGGGAATCCGTTAAGACTCCCTTTACACCAATTTTAATCATTCTTACCGTATGTAAGTAACTTGCATTTCAAATGTAACTAATTATTTCTTCTTAGAATGCTTTTTAACTATTTTTCTTATTAAAGCTACAGATATATCGTATTTAACAGATAGATTATGATAAATACTCATAGTTCCATTTAGAGGATTCTTATACATTATTAAGAAGTCATTGTAAATAGAAACATCTCTAATAACAGATTCTTTAATAACTCCAGCGTTTATTAAAATAGTTACAGCATGCCTAGCATCCATAGCTCCATCAACAATAGAGTAAAGAGTCTTAGTTAAAGTGTCTTCCAGTTCGATGCGTTCCTCTTCCAGTAATTTATCACTCTTTTTTTGCATTTTGCGCATGACACAGTAAAATTTGGTTCAACATTTTCTATAAAAAATTCTACAAGGATTTTAAGGCTTATACTGTCAGGTATGATTTTAGCATGTGTTTTATCCACAGCTTCTTTTATTTTAAACCAGTCCTCCTCAGATAAATCTCTTAAGTTTTGATTAACATTAAAGACTTTCATTATGCTAATATAATGATTTTTACTATATTAGCGAAAGGTACGTGAGAAATACCAAAAAAATATTTTATTAATAGTTAATGGGTGAGCTTTCTATTCTCACGTACTCGCTCACCCATAACTTTATTTTATTACAACATGGAGACTTATCCGCAAGAAAGAAATATACTTAGATTAATGAAACAAAGATGTTTAAACGTTAAAAATAAAGATTATAAGTATTACGGTGGCAGAGGTATTCTTGTTTGCGAAAGGTGGTTAAGTAGCTTTCGCAACTTCCTAGAAGATATGGGTGAAAGACCATCTGAAAACCACTCTATTGATAGGTTAAACAATGATAAAGGATACTATAAAGAAAATTGTAGGTGGGCGACAAGGAGTCAACAACAAAGAAATAAAGGCATGATGAGTAATAATAAAAGCGGTGTAAAAGGTGTTCACCTAAATAAGAATTCTGGTAAGTTTGAAGCATCCATAAGCGTAAGTAATAAAAGAATTTACCTAGGGTCTTTCTTTGACATAAAGTCAGCTGTAAAAGCTAGAAAGGACGGAGAAGAAAAGTACTGGGGTTAAGTCCATTTGTTCTTAGGGCAAGACTCTCCTTCCCACATTACTTTAGAATGTATAGCACATTTACATACGCTACATTGAGGAACTCCTTTCTTTGTTTTAAATAATAACTTAAAGTCATTTCTGTAGTTAGGACAAGATTCACAAATAGACAATCTTTCTTTCTTTATTTTATTAGTTACAATATCACTATCAATATTCTTAACTCTTCCAAATAAATCAGTTAACCACATGACTGTAAATATACTAAAAAGTTTTGTATTTACGTATAAGACAACTTACTAACCAAACGTAGCCTCCTGCTGTACGTTATTAACCCTAACAGCTTCCCCTACAGTATCAGTAGCCACGTTGACTACTTGTATAGCTCCTATTGAACTTGTTACGGCTCTAGTTATTCTATTTTCTAAATCAACCATATCAACAGAAGTACCACCACTTGCAAAACCACCGTTAGCAAACCCTATACCTAAGCTTGGTTGTGGTCTATTCATTCTCATAGATTCTAAAGCACTTACTAATTGTCCACCTTTTTGCGATTCTAATACGTTCTTAGGCACTACATATTCCCCTTCATGAACAACACCAGCTTGCTTAAATCCAGTACCGTCAGCACTACCAAAACCATCACCAGTGTAACCCCCTTCAGCAAATGACTGAGAAGCAATAACCCCAGCTTGAACAGCAGACCTAGCAACGGCTAAACCTGTTAATACAGATGCTTGAGATAAACCAGCAGCACCAAATGTTAAAGCGTTGCTAGGATTGGCAGCAGCACTAGCGTTTATACTTGCTATTTCTCTAGCTAAACTAATTGCAATCTGAGCAAGTTCTAACTTCTTTTGTCTTTGAAATGCTTTTCTTTCAATAGCTTCTCTTTCTTTCTCAAAATCAGCTTGAGATATTAACCCCTGTTCTAATCTAGCATCTAAAGAAGCAAGTTCTAAAGTTTTTTGTCTTTCAAATCTTCTATTAGATACATCTATTAAAGCCGTAGCAGTTTGTTCAGCTATAGCTATAGTTTCCTCTCTTACTTTTAATTCAAAAGCTTTTTTAGATTCATCATCCTTTACTTTTTGAGCATCATCTTTATCTTTTTGCTTGTCAACTAAAGCTTGCTCTTTATTAAGTTTATCTTGAGCTTCTTTTGCATCTTCTTCTCTTCTACTTCTTTCTAGAGCCTTTCTTTGCGCCTCAAATTTAGCGTTTATAGATAGTTTAGCATCAACTTTAGCCTGTTCAGTAGCTACGGTTAAATCTATCTCTCTAATAGCGTTAGCTTCTTGTATTTCTAACTTCTTATCTTCAGCTTTTCTCTCGTCCTCTATTTCTAATACTGTAGTTTCTTGCTTTACTTTTCTAGTCTGTTCTGCAAGCTTCTTATTACTTTCTAGTATTTTTTTATTCCTATCTTCAATATCTTTTAACTCTTCCTTACTAAGTTTCTTACCTTCTTTAGCAGCTATTTCAGCTTCTGTTTTAGCGTTATCAGCAGCAGCTTTACTAACTACTTCTTGTTCTCTTATAGATTCAATTCTTTCTTTAACGCTTAATAAGAATTTAGTTTGAGAGTTAAGTATGATCTGTAAGTTTTCAGCACCAGACTCATTACCTTCTTCTTGAGCCTTGTTGATTTTATCCATAAGGCCTTTTCTAGTCCCTAATACTTTTAAAAATTTCTTCTCTAAGGCTTCTCTATTACTTACATTCTCTTTTAAAAACTCATCTTGTTTATCAATAAGCGTTAATAATTGCTCTTCAAATTTAGTAGCCTCACCCCTAAGCCTTAATGTAGCAGAACCGTCAGCACCTACTTCTTGTAGTCTTTGTATCTTTTCATTTAAAGACGTTATATCATTTAAAAAATCAGACAGTAAAGTCTTAGCCTTTGTTAACCCGTCTTCTGTACCATCTCCTAAGCTAAGTGTTAATCCTTCCCAAGCTGAATCAAGTTTCTTAGATGCTCCTACTGCTGTATTACCTATGGTATCAGCCATTTTCTTAGCCTCACCTTCACTACTTGCAAAAGCAGCCTCTAGGTTTCCTAATTCTTCAGATTGCTCAGAGAAAATAAGTAACGCTTTTGAGCCTCTATCACCTACTAAATCGGTAGCAGTCCCTAATTTATCAGCAGAACCAGCAACCATTCCCATAGCCTTATCTAGGCTAATACCCTTTTTATTAAGCTCTATAAATACTCTACTTAATTGTGTTCCTGCAATACTTCCAGATATACCGTTCTTAGCAAGTAAACCTAATTTAGCTGTAGTATCTTCTAGGCTCTCATCAACTGATTTAGCAGTAGGAGCTACTAACTTCATAGCTTCTTGGAATCTGTTTATATCTAAAGGTGTAGACGTAAAACTCTCAGCCATTAAATCAACTATCTTTTGAGTCTCTTCAGCTTTAAGTCCAAACCCATTAAGAGTAGACGCTGCAACCTCAGCCGATTGCGCTAAGTCTGAACCTGTTGCGGTTGCTAATTGTAGTGTAGCTTCTGATGCTGCTAATATCTCAGCAGTACTAAAACCTAACTTAGCAAACTCTTCTTGTAGTTGCCCAACCTCTGTAGCTGTGAATTGAGAAACCCTACCAAGTTCTTTAGCTGAATCAGTTAATAGGTCTACTTCAATACTTGTAGCTCCAGTTATTGCTGCTACTTTAGCCATCTGCAACTCAAACTCTTCAAGTGTTTTAATACCGCTTCTAACTATAGAAAATAGCTCTTGCACTGCAAACAACCCAATAAAAGCACCACTTATAGAGCTTCCTAGCCTGCTAAAGCTTTTACCTAATTTATCAGTAAAACTAGGCAAACCTATCATCTCACTCCTAGTCTTATTTAGTTGTGTCCTAGTGGCTTTTATCTCATTATTTAGTTTAGCCCTTCTTCTAGCTTGGCTATCGGTTAATGTTCCAGACTTTCCGATTTCTTTGTTTAACTTCCTTCTCTCTTCTGTTAACTCTTTAAGACCTTTTTCTAAACCTGCTAAATCTTGCTTTTGTTTAGAAGTCCCTTCTACTTTAATCTGTATTGCTACTACCTTATCTGCCATATCTTATCTATAAACTGGTTCTAATAATCCTGTTACTGGGTCTTCGTAATATACTTCTATTAAACTTACACCGTCCTCTACATAAATAGGTTGAGGTGTTGGTGTTTGACTACCGTTATCTTCTTGTGCGCTGTTATTACCTTGCTGAGTTCCGTCAACCGCAACACTACCTAAGTTTTCAAACTTAAATAAACTAACTTTAGTTAAATTATTATTTAAAGGGTTGTAATCTATTACACTTTCTATTAAGTATCTACCTCTTATTTCTGAAGGGTAATCTATGTAAACTGTATTTCTAAAATCTAAATTCTCAATATCTACATTATCTAAATCAAAGTAAGCTATTAACCTACCTCCTTCTTCAATGTTTTTAAACATCTTAGAGTAATAAGTGTAAAAAAGACCATCGGTTTCACCAGTAAAACTTAAATTAATTCCGCTAGTAACATTGTCATAACTCTCAAAAATACCATAAGGTATAGATGTTATTATATTACCATCCAAGTTTCTTACTTGCTTAGTCACACCGTTTAAAGAAGTTTGAGTACCTACATTAAATTGATATATCTTAGGTCTATAATCTTCTATTTCTTCAATTGGTTTAGATGTTACATAATCACTCCATAACCTAATACTAATAGGTGAAGTTTCAGCGTCAAAAGTACCGTTATCTAAAGCGTTATCAGAATCATTAACTATAGTATATCCAGCACAAAAAGTACTAAGCTCTATGGTGTCTGTTCCTTCTGCAAATCTATTAGGTAGAACGTGGTTATATTTACCATAAGTTCTTTTATTAGCATCTTGCCAACCCTTTAACCAATCATCATTATTTAATTCTCTATACTTAAAAGTTACATTTCTTTTATAGGATGAAACATAATCTATCTCGTACTTATTACTTAAATCTAATTTATCAGTCCAATTGTAGTTATTATCTAAGAAAAAAGAGTCTCTAGGCTCAAAATAAACCGTTTTAGTCTTAATATCAGTCCAATAATAAACATTAAACAACCTCGTAAAGTCATTCACAACGTCCATTAGTTTAAAATCTCTAGGTATTAACTCATTTAAATTAAACGTATCACCCTCTTCTATTTCTGATTTCCTGTAAATATTAACATTAGAAACATCATCTATATCTATAGAAGTAGTGTCAGAGCCTACATATATACTTATTTCATCTCCAGCACTTAAAGATTGAGACTCTATAAGTATAGTACTAGATACTCCAGCAACGTTGTTTGGTATAGTCACATTCTTTTGACTTAAAATAGTACCAGTTCCAGTAGTAGTTGTTGAACTACCATTTAAAACTACCTCTATATTATAATCTACAGCTATTGTACCACCTCTATTACCTACTATATTAGATATTATAGTGTAAGAGCCATTTTGAGGCACAGTATATATACCTGTAACAGGGTTGTAGTTGTTGTTAGTGTCTTCATTAGGTGAGTTAACATCATCATTAAATATAGCTCTGTAGTTTTGAAATATAGGAACTGATATAGCACCGCTTGTTATTTCTGCCCTTGATTTAGATGCTTGTATATCAGCATCAGATACAATAAACTTTAAATCAAAATCACAAACTAATTTCTTAATTTCAGCATCGGTAGTAAGGAAATCACTACTAATATTCCAACCTAATTGATTTAAACCCCTCTCTATAATACTTCTAAGGTAGTAAACAGGCTTATAAGAATAGTCTCCACTTCTTGAAATGTAAGGATAAGCATGGTCATAAGTGTCAGAGTCAGCAGCATTAGCCGTATCTATACCAGATTGATTATAGGTTTGAGTATTAAAATTAAAACTAATATCCTTTAAATTAAGCTCTGAGGCACTTTTTACCCAATCAACATTATTACCAAAAAAAACTAACTCAAATGAATCTAATTTAAACCCATTATAAACTCTAGAAGTTTGTACAAATCCTTTTTCTATCTCAGCACCATCAACTATAATAACACAAGGCTTCCTATTTAAAGCGTCTTTATAATCTTTCCTACTGTTTATATCATCAATACTATTTAATAGGTTAGAATTGTTCTTAGTGTTAGGTACTTTAAAAGTTTTGGTATATGTACCTGTTCTAGCTTTTAAGTTATCTAAGTTTACAATACCCTTAGTTATTACTAAAGGAAAATCACTAAAATCTTTTAAATCTAAGTCTCCTAATACTGAATTATCTGTATCTAATATTCTAATTATTACTTGTCTCAACCTCTTAAACCTTTATCTCTGTTAGCAAATCTATAAGTTAATGAAAACTGAATAGGCATATTATCCCTATCTGCTTTAACTACAGCAGTATCTATAATCTGTATAGGAAAATAACTACCATCAATCTCTACATAAGCCATATTATTATTTAATATAGATGTTGCGAATTGGTAAGAATCTCTACCTATTGACTTACTATAAACAGTAAACTCATTAGATATTATATTTTGTATTGTTGCTGTACCTCTATTTTCACTAGAATAAGTGTTAGGTAACGCTTTTTCATAGGAAGTAGTTGACATTGAAACACTTTCTGATGAATTACCTTTAAAAGTCATGCTATCCTGTTTACCATACTTATTAAACCAATGCAGTCTAACATCATCTGGGCAACTAGTAACTATATTATATCTTCTTAATTCACTAATATTATTAACTGAATTAACTAATTGAACAGTATAATATGAAACATTAGTTAAACTAACACCCTCATTAATTAAGTTTTGAGTACCAACACCTACATAGTAATATATTTGGTCTTCAATATCTATTAAATTAGTCCAAGATGTAACCCAAGTTGTTAACGGTATTAAATCTGTATTTAATAAAGCTCCTGAAGAATCATAAGTTAATACCTCAATTTCAAAATCTTTAGTAGATACTGGAGTATAATAACAAAAACCTAAAAACTCATTCTGATCTAATTCTATTTCCTTAACTAAAGTTGATTCACTTAAAAACTTTGAATCTGTTATAGAATCATTAAATAAGAAGTCTGTTAATACATAACTATTATAGTCTAAATGTGTTTCAGTCCAATTAGAGACAACTATTTGAGTAGTTATAGCATCGTAACTAACATTGTTAGCGTTTGATGGGTCGTAATTAGTAACCAAAACACTAGCAGGTTGAGTTACTTCATAAATCTTAATTCTGAAATTATTCACAGCATTGGCATCAGTTATAATACCATTACCACCTAATGTAGATAAAGTAGATTCAACATGTTTAACAGCTTCAGAGCTTATATCTATAGTAAACTCATTAGCAGTGTTTATATCTGGTTGAACACTTCTAGCTGACACCCTAACATCATCTGCTAAAATCTCAACTACACAACTAACTATATCAACATCATCACTTGAGAACTTATAAACTAAAGGTCTATAAGCTAAATGAAGCTCTGATAACTCTGGTTGATTTGCTAAACTTATTGTTATTGCCATTATTGCTTACTATTAAAATCTTTTATTATCTCTGTTACTGATGTGTCAAAACCTTTAAAAACCTCATCTTCTAACTCATTTAGAACATCATCTAACTCGTTATCAATGACAAAATCAATAAAACCTTTACGCCTACCGTTATTACTAAACTTGAAACTACCCGTAGTTGGACTTCCTTCTTTGTGAATCGTTTGTTGAATCGCAAACGCCAAGCTTTTAACTTCTTTATTACCATTTACAATAGCCTTTCTTTCAATCCACTCAACTAATACACTAATAGGTACTTTCTTACCTCCTGACTTTCTGCCGTCATTTACATAAGTACCGTAGTCATCCATTAGTATATCTAATACAACAGAATTAGGAGTAGAAATAACTCTTTGTTCAAATGAATTAACTAAGTTACCACTAGCCTCATGACCTTGACCTATAAGCTCTCTTTGAAGCTCTTTAATTATTAACTTATTTATTTTGTTGTAATCTACAGCCATTAGTAGTTAAAAGTTCCCTCTATGCAATCAGAATCAAGATCAACAGTCATTGTGTAAGTAGACTGGACTAAATCATCATTATGAACATCATGAGCTAAGAAACCGCTTAAACTTGTGTTATCAACGATACTAAAACCGTTATCACCTTCAATATTCCTATTAATTAACTCAGCTATGTATTGGTCTAAGATGTTATCTATTTCACCTTGCTTAGTTTGTAAGTCTTTTACTTCTCTCTCTTTTTTTGGATAAGCTCCATAACAAAAGATGTTAAACGTAAAACGTTTTCCCCTTGGTAAAAAACCATTATTACTATCGCCTCTGACATAATTAGGTGTTGAATTAACTAAAATCATAGGATAATCTTTATCCTTGAGCCTACCATTTACGCTAGAAACCCTATTATATACAAAATAGTTAACGGAGGTAAATGCCTCCGCTACTACTTCAAATTCATTTATAATATTATCGTACTTAGCCATAATACTAATATACTAATTTTATTTAGAATGATTCTAAATAAGGTTAATGGTTATCTATGTCTATTGTAAACACTAACCAATCAAAATACACTGAATACTTAAACCAACGCCCATTTTTATTTAATTGCGCCTTAAATGTTGGTATTAGCTTGATTAGCGCCCGTAATTTAATATCTGCTTTCATTATACTCTAGTTCCTGTTGCTATTGCGTTAAAAGTAGTTAGCCCTGTTAAGTTATCTTGTACTCTGAATATAATCCTATCGTTAGTACCTTTTCTAAGTCTTAAACCCCAAGGAAGCCCGTATATCTCAGTCATATCCATATTAGGTAGATAACTCTTTTCAGTACCACCACCAGATACATCGGCTAAATAAGCATCAACACCCGTACCTATACCAGCGGTATCAGAAGCAATACGAATAAACTCTTTATTAGTTTTTATACCTTCGTGAAGCTCATAAAAAGGGTCTGCTTGAGTGTCCCAATAAAAAGCAACACCATTAGTTAAAGCACTTAAAGCGCCAAACTTATTAAGAGCAGGCGCACCATTATCTCCAATCTCAACAGTAATATACTTTATGTAAACATCACATTTATCTTCAGCCGCTATATAGAAATCAACAAAGTTAGTACTTCCGTTAACAGCCATATCATTACTACCAGTTAAACCTCCATTATCTGTAAAGTATTGTCTAAAAGGAAAAGCTATTATAGATTCGTTTTCTGGAGGGTGTTGGTGTTCGGCAACGGAGATATAACCCTCTCCGTATACCTTTAACTCCTTACCTTCTCCACTTGTTATATTAGCCTTAATACTCATTATTAATCAATATCTTTTAAAGTATCTACGAAGAAAGTAATAGCTATTTGAACGTCCATAGAAGTATTACCTGTTGGAGGTGTTATATCAAATCCAATAGTACTACCTTTAGTCATAACTATATCACCTACATTTAAAACTGTTCTTTTACCACTTTGTACAATTGATTCAATAACTTTAGCACCGTCTGTAAATGTTTTACCCTCTCCACCTTTATAGCTAACAGATTCACTACTAAGAGTAAAACTAGAGCCGAAGTTCCTATTAACTCCACTCATTTCACAATCTACCGCATCAGTTATAATCGTTCCTAGTGTTGGGTTTCTTAATACTGTTACTAAAGTATCTCCGTTTGAGTTAGAGTTACCTAAAATATAAAACATATTAGTAATAACTACATCAAAATCTTCATTGTTTTTAAAGTAAAAAATACCAGATTTACTAGCCGTTGTTAGACTAAGAGTGCCCGTATTACTATTATACCCGTTACCAATTTCTACTTCTTGCTCACTTCTTCCGAATGTGATAGAATCTACGTGTAGCCTTTTATGTTTATCTACTTTTGCTACTTCTCCTGAGTTTCCACTCTTTATTTTAACTTCCATTTTATGATAAAATTAATTTTAATAAACTTTTAATATCTTCTAATTGTTCTACAATAGCCACTAATGCGTACTTACTTCCGTCTGTGTTTAATTCTATTTCTGTTGATTTCTCAGATGTGTTTAGTATTGCATCAATAACAGTTTCACCTCCTGAAGTTGGTGGTGCTGTACCGTCTAAATAACCTACTAATTCTTCGTAAAGTAAATCTGAACTACCTAGTAAAGGTGTTACTACATCTGAATAATCAAATGTTACAGCTCTTTGTCCTAGTCCTACTGATGTGTTTGAGTCATCGTAAATAGTGAAAGAATCACCTGACTTTTTAAGCTTTATATTACGGTTAGATATATAGTACTTAATAGTACCTGAGTCAAACTCAATACCGTCAACCTTATTGTAAATACTTATAGCCATATAATTTTATTATATAGCTTATGGGGATGGGTGTAATATAACAAAAAAAAACCACATTATTAGTGTGGCTTCTTTGAAAGTTGAAAATAAAACGGTAAAAGCGTATTCTCCTAAAACAGACTTATGTTGTCGTCAATCCAACGTACTACAATTCTTATTATAACTATAATTGCTACTAATGTAAATAAAGTCATTAATTTATTAGCTTAATAATTTCGTGTAGCTGTCTAAAGTCGTTTAGTACTTGCTTATGGTCTGAGTTGTCATAAAACCTTTTCTCAATACCTTCTAACATTGTATCTACTTGATCTATTTGACCTTCTAAACCTTTCTTAAAGTTAGCTTGTTCTTTAGACTTCTTCTGCTTATTAACTTCTTCTAAGTCATCTAACATAGTATTGTAAGCTTCTTTAGCCTTATCTAATACGTCAGGAAACTCTTGAACAGCTTGTTCTTTTAACTTAGCTTGCTCTTTTGCTTGCTTAATTTGTGCTTCTCTTTGTATAATTAAAGACTTCTTAAAGTCTATTTCCTTTTGATACTCATAAGCTTCATTAATAGCTTTAAAAGCCTCTAATGTGTCTTTACCTCCATAAGACTCATCAATCTTATCTAAGTACTTTTGTAAGAACTCTACTCTAACTTGGTAGTCGTTCAATTCTTTCTCTAATGCGGATAACGTTGCTTGTAACATATTTAGTTTGATTTAATTAATTCGTATTGCTCTGAATTTGGTATATGACCTATTTCTATTTGTAAGTTCATTATATGCTCTGCTATGATTAAAACTTCTTCTTCTGTTTCGTATTCTTTTTCAATTCTAAAATAGTAGTCTATATCTTCATCCATTGCTAAGTACCTTTAAAACTAAAATACTAAAAATAATCAGTATTGTAACTCTATTTATCATTCTTTAAACCTCTTTCACCTATTTTTTTCATAATGTAACTAAGTCTCATGTGGCTACTATTTGGGTATTTAACCATAGATTTTTTATTTAAATAACTCAAATATTCATTACTTACATTAAATTCAAGACATACACCACTATTAGTGGCAAACGCATCAATAGATACAGACATTGTTACATTGTAAACTTCTTTTCTCATAATTGTTTATTTTCTGTGTTCGCAAATAAGGTCGCTATCTATCATTACATTATACCCTACCTTCTCAATATCTGTAAATATAAAGCTATCACTAAAAGCATTCTTATTCACTTTTAAATCAGTTCTAAATTTAACATGTTGTAAGGCTTCTTTATGGAATAACGTACAACCAATTCCAGTTGCAGTTAATCTAGCATCACCATCCTTTAAAAAATCTTTAAAACTAACACAACCTTTACCCATCTCATTATATCCTAGGCTTCTTTGCATTAACTTCTCACTTCTAACTCTGTTTAAGTCACTTGTAGCTGTTAAACACAAAGTAGGCTCACCTTTCATTATCTCATAAGTAGCTGTTACTGCTGCGCACTGATATGTTTCAGCGTACCCAACAAGCCTCTCTATTATAGATTCGCCTATAAAAATGTCGCTCTCTACCATCATAAGGTACTCATAGTCACCTCTTAAAAAGTATTCTCTAATAATGTTCTGGTGTCTTGCTAACTCTTCTCTAAAGTCACCGTTAATAGGTTCATGTATAGCTTTAATACCGTTTTCATGCCATCTCTTGACTTGATTAGGGTCTTCTGAGTTGTCAACTACAAAAATATCATACAGCGGATAACTAAAAGTTGTTATTTGTTTAATAAAATCTTCCTCACAGTATTTCTTTTTATCTGATGTTGGGAATGCTACTAAAATCTTTGGGAATCTCATATTATTTGTTTAATTGTTTTTGCTAATATAATAACTAATACTACAAGTAATCTAACATATCATCTATTAAATCTTCTGTATTGTCGAAATCAACTACTTCACCGTATGACTCTTCTTGACTGTAACTAATAATGCTAATCTGTACAAAACCATTAGTTATCGCTACTATTTGATAGTGCTTATAAATACCGTAGACCTCCCAATTAACAAAAGCACAAGCTTCTAAAATTATTTCTAAATAATCGTCCCTTGTCATTTCTTCCTACGGTTTTTCTTCATACTCTCATCATGTGCGTGCTGTTGATATTCAGCTTTTAGAGTGTCTTTAGCCGTGTCTAAGCTAATAAACTTAAGAACCTCATATACATTAGTGTTATAAACACTCTGTAACGGTGTTAGCCCTTGTTTGTTATAAACGCCTTTAGATGCGATATAATAAGCTTTATCTTCCCAGTAAAGGCTAGATAGTATCTTTTCACTAAGGGTATTGAGCTTTTTACCTTTTTTCTCTGGGTTAAAGATGATACTAAATGTTCTTGCTGCTTCTTTTGTAAAGAGAGCAAAAAAAAATAACCTCTGTATGCTTCTGATACTGGTAAGTTTTCAAAAGCTTTAGTTCTCATTTCAATTAAATCTTCCTCGTATTGTTCTTCTGCTTGTTCTCTGAATAGTATAGCTGTTATCTTAGATAGATAAGACCACTTTCTATACTGTTTCTTTTGGAATAAATTAGCAAGAGCTTGAGATTCTGAGAAGTGCTTGTATGTAGCACCTCCCAGCATCTTAGAAACACCACCTGTAGTTTTAACAGATTCAATTAACCTGTATTCTTTACCACCTAATTTTATTACTTCACTTTCTCCTAACTCTTCTTGTGATGGTTCACCTAAGAACTTTGAAACTAACCCAAATAGCTCCAATAAAGAAAGTTCATTTGTATTATTTACCGCTATCTCTCCTTCTAAATATTCTTTAGGAATATCTGTGAAGAAACCTATCCAATCAACGTAGAACTTTAACAACTTACCCTCACTTACAGGCTCATCATCTTCAGAATAAATGTAATTAGATAGCCACTTAGGCATACTATCAATATACTCTTGTGCTTTAGCCATCTGTTTAATAGTAACGTCAGACCATTCGTTTCTAATTTCGTATTGCTTATCTAGGATGGTGGCGGTAATCATACTATAATGTTCTAATAATCATGTTTAAATCCATTTTTATCTTGTTTAATCTACTACAAGATGAGGTGTTTAACTGTTTACCTCTTTCTTCTTTAACTGATTTCTCAATAAATGCAGCCATTTCAATAAGCTTATCCTTTAATTCAACCTTAACTGGTTTCTTCTTAGATGCTTTCTTTTTCTTTGGAGCTTCTTGCTCTTTGTTTAATTCTTCCATAATGTAAATATAATAAATAATAACATACCACCATCTGCCAGCAAACCCAACTATTTTATGCAGTTTTTTTCTTCTCGGAAGCTTGGGAAATCTGGTGGCATGCGTTAACTATAGCTGTTATTTAATAAACTTTACTTTTTGAGTGAAATCTAATCCTTTAAATGATTCACACACGAAGCCTCTACGACCTAATTTAAAGTTGTTCTTAATCCAGTTACTAGATGGGCTTAAAGCTGGGTAATTAAAGTAATAGAAGTCGTCTGAAGTGCATAAGTCCATTAAGCACTGGTGACTATCTCCTTTACAGAAAACAACTAACTCTGATTTCTTATAAATATCATTATGCTTTAAGTATTGGTCTATCTTCTCAACTCCTTTTAAATCTAGTTGAGGTTTAAATCCAAACTTCAAACTCTTATCATCCTTACCATGAGTGATAACAAAACAAATATCATTCACAAAGTAATGGTTGATAAACTTTCTGTGATTCGTTACTGTTACATTTTTAAATTGAATCTCTGCTATTTGCTTAAAAGCTTCATTAACAAAGTACCCAAATGAGCCAGAGTGATTATCATTACAAATATTGTTAAAATGTATTTCATTGTAGTAATCTTTTAAACCGTAAAGTATTTTCAACTTAAACTCTAAAGCATAATCAAAAGCTTCCTCGTTAGTCATGTTTTGAGGTAAAGAATGACCACCTCTAGTAGTTTGAGCGTTGAAACCATCTAATAAATCACCTAACTCATCAACATATAAAACATCGCTCTCTTGGTTCTCTATTGTTTCTTTAACAACAATATCAGCAGTTTTAAGTAACTCGCTCTTATTCCACTCTGACTTATACATTGTATTGTTGTCTATATCAGTATCCATCCCTACATGAACGTCAGATATAATAAGTTTATCAAAGTCTTTCTTGTTACGTTTATTCCCTTTATTTGTAACGTTTTTAGTTACTAAAGGTTTGATGTATTTTTTAATAATAGACTCAAAGTCAAACTCTTTAACCTCTTCTTCTATATCAACTTTCTTAGGAGCGTATTGAATCCATTGTTGGCCAGTTGTTTTAGATGTACTTACTTTTATTACTTCAAAGTTGTCAGGAACTTCTATAGGTTTGCTTTGTAGTTTCTCAGTGCTAGATATTACTTCACCGTTTTTGTTTAGTTTCTTTATTGTTTCTACAAACTTTCTTTTGTTAGGCTTACATCTAAGTCTTAAAACTTCACTAAACTCATCTTCTGTTACGTAGTATCTGTTTTGCCCTCTACCTTTTGCGTTTTCTTTTACTTTTAGACCTAAAAACTTAGCTTCTTCTTTGTTTAACCACTTAACAAGTTTACTCATTTATTAGAAGTTTTTTCCAAATATAATAAAATTTTTAACAAGTTGTAAAAGAACATCGCTACCGCGACGACGCACAAGCTTTCTTTACAAGGTCGTTATAAATCATTAAAACGCTTAATAACATTATGTAAGAATTTATAAAATATACTACCGAGTGGTCTTTCAATTATAGCCTTTTCAAGTTGTTTAAGTCTAAATCCTAACATCGTACAGTCACCTGTTAAAGTTCCTGCTGTTATTAGCTGTCTTTGAAATTGTGTTAAGTATGGTTTTTTCATAGTCCGTATATTTTACAAATCTTACATTTAGCGTTATAATTAATTGGTAGCTACTAATTTCCCTTCGTGGAAAACCCTCCTATTACCGTCTTCAGTTAAAACTACCAATCCTTTAAAATCAAACTTATAACTCGTTTCTATCTTCTCTAAAGGGATTATATCACAACCATTGGTAGTCGGTGGTAAAGTAATAATACCATCATCTACGTATAGTACATTTCTATTTTTTTCGCTAAATCTTATCTTCATATTTCAACTAATTATAACACAGTATAAAAACAACTGCGTAGATTTTTATTCTTAATATTAGGCACAATTAAAACAACGTGCCATTAATTCGCTCGTGTGCGATATTAAAATACTTTTCTTCTTTCTCTATTCCTATTCCGTGTCTGTTTAAATTCCTACAAGCAACCATAGTTGAACCGCTACCCATTGTAAAATCTAAAACATAATCCAAATCATTTGTGTATGTTTTTATTAAATACTCCATTAATGAAATAGGTTTTTGTGTTGGATGAAAGTGGTTTTTTCCATAACTATCTTTTTTATGATAAATTATTGAAGATGGATTTTTTAACTCAATACTATATTTATCGCTTTTATACTTTTTATCTAACCTTTCAACACCGTTCAATTCTTTGAATGTTGGCTTCCATTCTATATTATTGTCAATAGCTTGTTTAACTCTGTTTTTTCCGCCCTCACTTCTTTCTATCATTTGCTTATTAAAAGTGGTTTTTTTAGAATAAAAAACGCTTATAACCTCGTGATATTTCATAGGTTGAGTTTTTGAAGCTGATATATTACCTGCTTGGTTTTTTTCCCATACCCAATCATACTTATAATTCTTAATATTACTCATTCTTAAAGCAGAACTAAATGGTTCAGAACCAAACAATACAATAGCACCATTAGGCTTTATTATTCTGTTTAGTTGCTCCCACATCAAATCAAAATCAATAACACTATCCCATTTACAAGCAGTAGTTCCGTATGGTGGGTCTGTTATAATAGCATCAATACTATTATCTTTAATCGTTTTCATTACTTCAAGGCAATCGCCTAATCTTAAATCTATCATATATTTTAATTTTTCAAATTAATTTTGCCACCGCTCAAAAATAACTGTGCCTAACAATGGCTAAAACGGCATTAAAACGACCGTTTAGCCTAAGCGTTATAAAAAACTATTGTATTTCTTTTTTACAGTCCATACATTTATTATAGTCTAATTCCATTTTTGCTCGTTCGTGTCTTTCTAATTTACAATCGCATTTTATAACAGCATCTGAAACAACATTATTAACGTGCTTCATCCCTGCTTCAAAACCTGCTTTAAATATTATATCTAAGTGAGGGTTGTTCATTCGGTTATGTCCATTTATGTCAAATAATAAACCCATAATTGACTCTAATTCTTTTTCGCTAATTTTCTCCATCTCTTTAATTCGTTAATAACATTGTTTAGTTGTAGCATTATAAATCATTTACCCATTCAACTGAGCTATCTTTTATTGTTCCGTCGTTGTAAAGAACCTTACACTTACCACCTTCTATCATTAGAAGTATTTCATGTGTAGAGCCATTAGATACTTTAGCGTGTTTTACATCTAAACCTAAATCAACACACATTTTTTTAACTCTCTTTTTACTTAAATTATTCATGTTTAAACAATTTATAACACGTATGTAAAAGTCAATTCCCTACAGTCAAAGACCTTTACCTTATCCGTTACTTTTCTTTACTATCTTCTAACTCCTTAATCCTCAAGCTAACATAATACTCTAAAGTGTTTTCATACTCTTCATCTGTAAGCTCTGTTGAATTTCTTTCTCTAATAAGTAAGTCTTTGTAGTTCTTGCTGTCCATATCTGTTTTTGTTTACTCAAATATAACACAATTAAAGTAATAAAAAAATAATACTGTTTATTTAGAATGATTCTAATTAAGCGATAGCTCTGACTGATTTTCTAGCAAGTTCATAAAACTCACGCATCATAAAGCAATCAGCAAAGTCAGGAGAACGGCCTATAGCCTCTTTAATCTTATCTTTTGATATTATACCTAGTTTATTTTCATCACTATCAGCATTAGCTTGTTTAATAGCTGCTAACTCTTCTTTTAGTTCTTGCCAACATTTATTAGCAACACTAGGCTCAATATAAATACCAAAGTTATTAACTCTTTCGGCACTCTTAAAGTAACACTGACTTTTAAGGTTCTTATAGTTCTCGTTCTTGAATTTATTTACAATCGCCTTAGCGTTATTGGTAAAGCCCTTAGAACCTCTTAAAATATCCACAGCACCACCACCAACACCATCTTGATCTATTATAACATTAGACCTAGCAACATTATGCTTATTTGATAGTTGTCTTATAGTTAATACTACTTCATCAATACCAGATTTATCAATAGTATGTATATCAACTATAGCAAATCCTTTCCAAACCATTATAACTGTTTTATCTGCTCCAAATCGTGCAACATCACAAGTGATTATAGATTTACCCTCTGGTTTTATAAACTCATTAGTAGTTAGATTGTCAAGGCCTTCATCAGAGTATATCCTAGTAGGGTCATTGTCATAATCCCAATTACCATTTAAAAGCCTTTCTCTCTTAGAGTCATCTCTGATATTCTTAAGGTTAACTATGTATTCTTTATCTATGTAAGGATTATCAGTAACATAAGCTTCTATAAAAGCCATTGTTTTAGGTAGTGTCTTATTCCTGTAAGGCTGTATAAATTCATCATACATCCAGTTTCTTTTAGGGTTACAGGTAACTAATAGCTTTGGAAGTATTCCGTATTCTGTATTATACCATCTACCTATACGAGTCTTTAATACATCATAAGCACCAAAGTTAATCTCACCACCTTCTTCAATCCATCCTCCAGTGTACTCTAATGAACCAAAACGCTCATACATCGGGTCAGAAGGTTTGTACTGTAAATCTAATAAGTCAATCCTAGAACCGTTAGGGAACTCTATAAAATTATCCTGACCTTGATACCTCCAAAAGTCCTGCGCTATTCCATGATGTTTACGAACTTTTAAAAGTGTTTGATAAGTGGAAGCTCTTAAACGCTTTAACTCTTCCCTACCTATAAACCATTTAGTATTAGGATAACGTAAGCAGTTAATTAATAACCACTCACAACCTAGCCAAGACTTACCGCCACCAGCAGCACCACCATATAATACTTCTTTGGTAGATTCATCATTTAGCTTTGAGTAAGCTTCATGCTGTTTAGTTGATGGATTAAGATTTATGTTCATCCTTTAATAGCAAATAAGTAAACCATCATAAAAGCATAGAAAGCTACACCTATCATCATAGCCCAATAACTATTGATTACTATATTAACTATCTCTTTAATCCTTTTTAGGTACATTGTAATTAATCTTTATCTCACCCGTATGAGTATTCTCATTCTTATTCTCTTGCTTATCAGCCCAACCAAATCTATTCTTCATATTCATATACCAACCAGTATAGGAAAACTCTTTATCATCTAAACTTTTACGACCTTTTTTAAGCCACCAAGCGTGAGATAATGCTCTACCCATTTTTATGGTTTCCCAAAATTCAGGCTCTTCTTCTAACCACCTATCCCATAGGTTATTACTAAAACTCTTTCTCCACTTCCAAAACAATGCTTTTATTTCAACATCACTAGCCCCTTCTCCATACTCTTTTAGTATAACATCATACCAATCTTTAGGAAAGGATTTTTTAGATTCTTCAAACTCTGTTTTAGGTCTACCTACTTTCTTTGCCATTTTTATAATCTCTTAATACATTAAAATCTGAAGCACAAAGATACTTTGAAATCTTAGCAACTTCTTCTACTGGTAAATCCCACCATTTAAAATCTAGTAAAAAATCAATATCTTCTTTATTGAATCTCTTTCTAATCTCTTTAGCTGGATTACCTCCTACTATTGTGTAAGGCTCAACATCTTTAACTACGTGAGCATTATTTGCTATAACAGCACCATCACCAATAGTAACCCCTGACATTATAGTAGCATTAGCCCCTATCCATACATCATTACCTATAACTACGTTTCCGTTAGTACTTGGTTGATTAGGACAAACATATCTAAACTTATCATGATGCACTAAACCAAATGGATAAGTAGAAATATAATCAGTATTATGATTACCTCCTAACCATACAGTTAACCCCTCTGCAATAGAACAGTATTTACCAATAAATAGTTGCCCATTTTTATTAACAAACTTCTCTTTTATCTTATTGTGACCGTATGTATAATCTCCTACTATCAATCGTTGTTTTGTTTCTTTAAATCACTAATAGACCAATTAGGATTAACCCACTGGTAATTATCTATTATATCTTTCTCAACTTCTATACTTGTTAAAAAGTAATGTGTAGTATCATCATTTCTATGAACCTTAACAGCCTTTACAAATACATAATCTATATCTAAAGCTTTATAAGTTATATCCTTATATATAAACCAGTTACCTTTACTCAACAGCCCTACTTTAATCATTGCACTCTAGTTTTCTAATTCTTTGTTCATGGTCTTTTATTAACTCAGCCTTTTCCTTAACCTTTTCCTCTACTGTTTCTATTTCAATCTCTACAATTAAGAAGCGAGCATAAAGAGCTAATGCAGATCCTCCAAAAGTCATAATAGCAAAAGCTATATACTTACCATACTTATTTAGTATCTCCTTCTCCAATATGTAAATATAATAAAAAAATAACAGTATTGTAATTGCAATTTTCTTGCAGAAAACAGTCGCCTCAAGGCTCAATTACATTAACGTTAGTGTTTAAAACCACCATTAACCCATGTTTTTAAGTATAATAGTGGTTATTTACACTATTCTTCTTTACTATCTAAGTACTCATCTAAACACCCTTCACAGTGTAACCATCCCTCTTCAACTTCTTCACCACATACAACACATGTAGTATTATCAAATAAGCTTAGATGTATAATGTTAGCCATTTATATTATCCCTTACTTCTTTTTCTAACTCCTTTCTCTTACCATACCTCTCACCTCTTAAATCCTCCCTTCTTTCCTGTACCTTACGTCTAGCCCTAGTAACACTCTCAAAAGCTGGGTAATTACCTAAAGCCATATTACTAAGTAAATAATTAGCGTCAGTATTCTTATTCCTTAACACAGGATCAAGCCTTAGTATTAGGTTTACATATAACCTATTATCGTTGTCTCTTAACTCTGGGTACTGAGAAAGCATTAACTCAATCTCAGGCTCTATTGATTTGATTTGTTTTATCATTTGTTTGTTGGTATATTTTTAAATATGTGCGCTATTACATCTACTGTCCATCCATCTCCTATTAAATCCGTTGCTTTAGATTTGATTACGTCCATTTTATAATCTAAAGGTATTGTTTGTAGCTTTTTATACTCGTTCAAGGTTAAATCCCTAATACCGCTATCATCAGTAATAAATTGCGTATTCCATGCTGCGTAACCTCTAGCTGTTATAGGCATTGATTTATCACCATCCACCCTAACATACATAGTTCCTCCTCTCTTTTTTTCTATAAAGACTTTTTTCTTTTCTGACATATTTTCTTCTGGTGTAGAGCCATAATCAATAATATCTTTTAATAATACACTTTTGTCTTTTGGTTGCTCTACATTCGGTATGTTTGTCCAGTAGTATCTACGTCTATCAGCAGCACTAACTAAATTAGAATTTATCATTATAGGCTCAACACCTAACAAGTCTGTTATAGTTTTTTTGTCTTTGTTGTTCATACTAGCTACATTTTCTAGTAAGAAATAAGTAGGTTTAACCTCTTTCAAAACTCTTAAATACTCATAGAATAATATACTTTTATCCCCGTTTAAACCAGCTTTTTTATTATTTATAATTGTTAAATCCTGACAAGGACTTCCACCTATTAGCAAATCTATTTTAGGTAAATTAACACCATTTACAAATTCAACACTACCAAGTTGCTTAGTTCTTGGGTAATTATCTTGTGTAACTTTAATTGCGTGTTTTTTAATTTCACTTGCAAAGTAATTGTCATACTTAATCCCTAATTTGTTGAGTGCGATTTGTCCGCAACTCATTCCATCAAATAAACTTAATACATTCATATTTTTAATTATTAGTGTTTTTATTATAGGCATATTCACTCATAGCATCGTATATATTAGATATTACATTTTCCTGCATATTAGAAATAAAACTAAAAGCATCTTTACCTATATAAGCTATTAGTGTATCCTCTTGCTCAGATAACTCACCCTGTCTTATATCTTCTAACTCTAACTCTTCTAATTTTTTATTCTCTTCAAATTGAATATTTTCTAAATGTTCTCTTTGGTATTTCTCTTGTATTGACTCCATAATGTTTGTTTATTGGTTTTAATTCTTGTACAGCTTCCATTAAATCTGTTACACCTTCTTTAGATAATCTACCTACTACATCATTAGTAATTGATGAATCATAGCAAATATTACCATCTAATAAAACAGCTAGTTCATATTGGTCATCATTATCAGTAAAAGCATATTTACCATTAATTACAGATACACCGTAACCATTATTGAACTCTAAATAAGCTCTACGCATATTTGTGTTTTCATTCTGAGTAAATTCTAAGTCTATAAAAGTTTTCATACTGTTTGTTTTTTTGTTTGCTTTACAAATATATAATAAAATTCTAATACAACAATAACTTTTTTTATTTTTTTTTAATATTCATCCAATAATCTACACTACCATAACCATTATAACAAAGCTTTTTAGCTAAACATAATGTTATAACCCTACCTTGATTACTATTAATAATATGGTTTAAGTTAACTCTGCTATACCCTATCATATTAGCAAATTTAACCTGACTTAGGCCACTTTTAGCGATTATCTTTAATAACTCTAATTCCATATCAAAACTTAAGAGATTGATTCTCTAATTTAAGTTCGTAATTCCTTTCTCTAAGCTGCTCGTTTTGCTCTTTAAGTTTATCAGAATATAATTTTAAAGCTTCTAACTCGTCATATACAGCAGTAGTGAAAAACTCTAACTCAGCAACACCATCAATACCTTGCCTTAAAATCTTTGCTAAAGGTTCATTCACCCTACCAGCTTCTTCATACTTCTTAAAAACAGCCCTTAAAGCTATATCGTACGTTTTAAGAGACTCTTTAACCTCTTGCCTTACATTACCACTAAAAACACTTTTAGCTTCTTTAAACATAAAGTAAATAGGTAATGTGGCTAATTTTGGTTTATCACTTATCATAATTAAAACGGAATATCATTATTATCTATCTCTAATCCATAACTTGCTTTACTCATCCTATGGTGTTGTTCACTTCTGTTAACGGCTTGCTCTCCTAGTACGTCCATTTCTGTTTGACCTACTGTACTATAAGTTTTTTCTAATGGGTTAATGTTATCTATGTAATACTTACAATGATCTTCCCATCTTAATTCAATAGGTGCATCTCTAGGGGTGACACCTCCACCTGTAATAGTTTCTTTTACTTTTCTAACGTGTAACTCTCCTATGTTCCATTTCTCAGGGTGTTGAGTCATTCTGTGAATAGTCCAAAAATCATCTGCTCTATTAGCAAACTTTTGACCTCCTTCAGTATCAGCTTTCTCGGGTGCAGCTAAATGCCCTTCGTAAATATGGTCTTTAGGGTATCTATTCCTTGCAGCCTGAGTTACTAAGTGAGCATTTACAAAAACATTAGTTTTAGTTTGTGATGCAAATATTCTAAGGTTAGCACATATATCATAGTCTTCTTGATGCTTATTCCCTGTTTCAGTCATTAAGCTATTAAAAGGGTCTACCAATAATCCATCATGATTTTTCTTATTTGCTAATTCTAAAATATCATTTGCTGAGTATCTTTTGTTATTTGGTATAAACTCAAAGCAATCACTAATCTCATTTAAGGTTCTTTGAAATCCTTTGTCATCTATAGAAAAGTGCTTATCCATTCTTTTGCCTGTCCAGAAGTTAAATATTTTAAATAATTGGCTTCTAATAGTATTTTCTGAAGAGTAGATAAGATGTTTTTTATTATGAATCTTAGACATACAAACAAAATACCAAAGTAGTACATCTGTCTTACCTACGTTATCATGACCGTTAACCATGTTAAACTGTCCATCTTTCCAAGCTACACTATTATCAAACTTCTCAACTCCTATTCCTAAACCTTGTTTAACTTTACCTAGTCTTATTTCATCTAGTCCGCTAATCTCATCAAAAGGCTTTGTATATATCTTCTCCATATTAATTGTTTCCTAACCAAGGGGCTGCCGATTTTTTAACTACTTCTTTAGGTTTATTGTAATTTAACCATCTCCAGAACCACGTAATAACAGGCCCATATTGTTTATTCTTAAATTCGTCGTTTAACTTATTCTCTTCTAAGAACTCTTCTAACCTAATAATTAAATTTTCTTTATCAGTTTTAAAACTTCTTTCTTTAGCATCGTAATTAGTTTCTTTAAATCTATCTATTACTTTAGAAACTTTTTCCTCTAATAAAGATATATTTATATCATTATCATTTACAGTAACAGTAACAGTATCATTAACAGCGACGTTTGCGACCTCTTGCGATGGGGTGCGATTAGTTTTATCGCTATGCGATGATTTGCGACTGTTTGCGATGTCTTTAGCTTCTTTAATAGTAATCTTTTTACTAACTACTTTATCATAAAGGTCTTTATTCCAACGCTTTAGGTTGCCTAACTTACCGTTATCACTCCTAGACACCTTAGAACCCTCATACTTCTCTAAATCTCTTTTTAACTGTTGCTTGATAGGTTCAAAAGCAATTTCTACTAATAAATTATCTGTTTTAGGGTCTTTATCATTTACATAATCTAACAAATGTTTAAATAATTCACCAGCAACTTCATTAGGAAGTTTCTCTACAGTTTTAACTATATCACAATAAAGGATAAAAGATTTTTTATTCTCAGCCATTATTTAATCTTCTTTTGATTCGTAATACTCAAACTTATTATTAGCCATTTCTAGCATTGACATATAGCTATTAAAAGTCTTTTCCATATACTGATGTGCATACATAGGGTAATCTTCATTTGAAGGCTTCTTTTCACCACCTGTCACTAAAACACCGTTTATAGTTCTATCCTTAGAATATCTAATCTTCCAAACCTCAATACTTTCACATGCGTAAAAATCCGCTTTAGCTGATAATATCAAAGCCTTTTTACCTCTTGATATCACTTTAAAGGAAACTCCTTTATACTTAAATTCATCTTCAATTAACCTCATAATTTAAACTTTCTTAAACTTATTAAACAAAAAAATATTACAACTCTAAAGTCTTCTTTAATTTATCAAGTGTCTCATCACCTAAATCTTTTTTACCATTCAAGTAATAACTAAACCAAACATTTGTTACACCTATCTGTTTAGCTATAAAAGATTTCTTAAGACCTCTTTCAAAAATTACATCTCTTACTTTCTTGTAATTCATAATACAATTATAATTAAATTTATTTAAACTAAAAAATTATTCTTCAATTAATTCACTTATTTTCCTGTCATCAAACTCCCAACCCTTAAACATGTTTCTAGGCTTATAGTCTTTAAAAGATACTTTATCCATGTTCTTAGTATATGATATTTTTTGCATTAATACACACTTCTCAGCCTTTTCTACAAATTCTCTTAGTATTGGGTCGTAACCATTTAAAGCGTCCTCTATTGTATTCTTTGCGTATATCATAGTGGCATGGTCTCTATTAAAAATAGCACCTACTATAGTTGTTGAGAACTGAGTATATTTATAAATTAAATACATTGCAATTTGTCTAGCTTTTACAGCTTCTCTAAGTCTTGTCCTAGAAAACATTTGCTCTTTACTTATAGCAGTAATAAGAGAAACTACTTTTATAATATCATTATAATCATAGTAATGTCTTTCACTAAGCAACTCTTTTTCTGATACCTCTTTAGAAAGTTCATCTATTAACTCTGTAATAGAAAAGTCTCCTTTAAACTTTGATGCTGTCCTCCATACTAATTTTTTACTAATCATTTCAATAAATTTAATTGGGTTTCTAAATCGTTGTAAGCGTCTTCTAGTATTCTTTGCATACTCATCATTGCTACTTTAGCTTCTGGGCTTCTGGCTTCATCTATATTCAATGTATTACCGTATTCACCTATACTATTTGCAAATATCATTAAGTGAGTTTCCATTTTTTCTATTTCTTCTTGCTTAGTCATGTCTTAACTTCTTAAATATTTATAAATAATTTCATTAACTACTTCCAACTTAGCCTCATACGTAGAAACCTGAGATATAAAGAAACCAGCGAAGCTTGGATTGTCTTTAGCATCCTTCTTACTACTTTCTATCATTTCTTCATAAGCTTGCTTCTCTGCTGTTAGCTCTAAATAAAATACTGTTTGTTTGTTCATGTCTTTTGTTTTTATTGTTCTACTACTCTCATTTCATAATTCCAAGCAATTCTACGCTTAGTAATTTCTACTTCCTTACCAATCGGATCACCTCCGTTTATTACATTTGTGCTAACTAAAATAGTTTTATAACTATTCTCAGTTTCCTCAATAACATCATAAATATCTGTTATCCATGAGTTACCAGAAGTTCTAGTAGTTCCTTGTCTTGAGTGAATAATTTGCTTTTTCATCTTATTGGTTTTTTTTCCATTCTTTAACTGATTCTCTTAACTGGTCTGAAAAGTCCTCTTCTAACTCTTCCCATTTATCTAATGATACGATAACTTTAGAAATATCTAAACCATCATAGTAAATCGAATCTAATATAAATTCATCCCACTCATTAACTCTAAACTTAGCTTTAACAGCTTCACTTCCAATACTAAAAAACTCTGTTCTCATGTTTAATTCTTTTCTTGCTTTCTCTACTAACTCAACGTTAGCTTTAACTGTAATTGGTTTTAAATCTCTCATTTTACTTGTTTTTGTTTGTTGATAATCAAATATAGTAATAAATAATTAATACAATACTATTAAAACATAAAAAAAGGGTAAAAACTTAATTCTACCCCTTGTTTATAATGATTCTAAATAGTTATTCAATCGGTATTATATGAAACTCTACTCTAGGATTCTCTTTATCTAAGTGTTTTTTAGCGTGTATTTCTTTCTTCTATTATTCGCTTGCTCTTTAGCTGTCGCCCAACGACAGTTACTAGGTTCATAGCTACCGTTTACGTCTATTCTGTCGATAGAGTGTTTTAGCGATGGTTTTAAACCCATATCTGAAGCAAAGTTATCATAACTATTTAACCATCTGTCGCAAACGGTAATACCACGCCCTCCATAATCATTAAAGCTTTTAGAATTTGGATTACTACATCGGGCTTTCATAGTTGCCCAAGTAGAATATAAAGGTTTATATTCTTTATTATGTTTATACCTAATACTACTTTCAGCCTTAACTTTTTCTTTATTTTTTTGGTATTTTAACCTTCTATTTTCTTTTAAGACTTCTTTGTTTTTATCTCTATATTCAGCACTTTTAGCTTTTTTATGCTCTTTGTTTTTTTGATAGGCATATTTTCCATAGCACGACTGACAAAAACCTTTACAGTAAACCTTTTTACCGCATCCATTAACTTTACACTTCATAATTAAAAAACCCCCTTTATCCGTGGTGGTAGACACTTCAAAAGAGGGAATTTATATAAATATTTTTAAAATGTATCTACCACAATACAGATACAAATATATTAATTATGATATAATTTACAAAGGAATTATTGAAAATTCAATACGTGGGTTAAGTTTATCAAGATGCTTTTGAGCGTGTATTTCTAAACAGAGGTTATCATTCTTAATAGCTCCACCTTTTTGTAAGCAATCCAATACAACCTTTAAAGCATTATCTAAGTCTGGTCTACGGGAATCATAAAAAACATCTATAACAAATCTAAAATCACCCTCGATCATTTCATATTCATAATCAAGTAACTGTAGTTTAAAACTGTTTTCGTAGCTCTTAAGCTTTGCTTGTTTCCCTAGTGAACATTTAGAACCTAGTCTAATTACTTTATAGCAGTTGCTCTTAGATGGGCAATTACCTTTAATTGTGAATACTTGCATTAGTTACCAGTTTGTTTAAATTCTGTTTCTAATCTTTTAATATCCTGCATCATAGATGAGATAGTATTATTAATAGTGTCCTGCTGACCTTTTAAACGCCTATAAATTGACTCGTAACCAGATTCAACTATTCTCATATCTTTAATATTTATTTCAGCCTTCATACTGGCTTTAAATTGAGCATCACCATTAGATACATATTCTAGTATTAATCTAGCAGTCTCAGACTTTCTATGAGCGTACGTCCTGTTGTAAGTATCTAAAGCATCACCAACAGCAGAAGAAAAAGTAAAAGAATACCCTAATAACTTTCTTTTTGCAGACTCTAATAAGTCGCCATCTTTAGAATTAGCAGAAGAGTACCATGAAATAACTTTCACGATACCCTCAACTAATTTCACTAATTGTTCATCTTTCATTTAAAACGGTAAATCATCATCACTACCAGCATTCATATCTACAGCTTGTGGAGCTGGTGCTGAGTTGTTACCATCTTCTTTTTGAATAAACCACGCATCTAGGCTATTAAAATATCTATCCTGACCTGTTTTAGGGTCATTCCAAGCCCTACCACGTAAGTTAAACTTAACTAATATTCTGTCACCAACTTTTAAACCGTTTAACTTATCACAGTTATCCTGTGTTAGTTGCATTGCTATATCTTGTGGATATTGGCTAGAGTCATCTGTTATTACAAATTCTCTCTTTTTAAACTTCTCAGTAACTTGTACTGATTCATTGACTACTTTTAAAGCCCCTTTTAATTCAAACATAATTATAAGTATTTACTGTTAAAAATTTTATCTAAGTCTCCTTCTATTTTGTTCTCTCTTAGATAGT